ATTTACAAACCCTTTATTCATGCGGGTTACAATGTTTTCATTGGTAGTAGATTGGTAGTATCGCATCTGCCGAAAATCTTGAAATCCCTCAAGGGACGACGAAAAAGCAGGAAAACGGACACCATTACGGTGTCCGTTTTCCTGCTTTTATGGCGAGTTTACCGGCCCAGCAGATAGCCCCAGCTGGCGGCACCGAGGATGCCATCCACGCCGAGGTTGTGGTCTGCCTGCATCCGGCGCAGGCCCGCCTCCATCTTGGGGCCGAACAGCTTGTCACCGCTCCAAATTTCATCCGGGTAATAGCCCTTGTCCTTCATCAGCAGCATGGCAGCCCGGACGTCGTTGCCCTCCATGCCACGGCGCAGCATACGCAGTTCCATCTTGATCGTCTCCTCCTTAGGTGTCGGTGTAGGTGCGGGGGCGGGCTTAGTGCCCGGTGCCCGGTATTCGATGCCGAAATATTCACACAGGCCCCGGCAGGTGGCCTCTGCGATGGCACCCATATGGCTGTGGAACCACTGGGCGTCGGCGGCGTTGTCGTGGAACACGTGCTCCTCGTAGAAGCTCACCGCCGCCGGAGCTCGCAACTCATACCAGTAATCAGTTTCCTCCAGCTGGATGGGCTGGTCGTAGATCTTCCGGCGATACTTCAGGATGCACTCCGCCAGCTTCCGCCCGCCGGTAGAACCGGGATAGATCATGGGCCGGTAACCCCGGACGCTGCCGTTGGCGGCGTTGGTGTGGCTGACGTAGTGGACGTCAGCCCCCCACGCATCGGATTCCCGCACCGCCTGCAGCATCAGGGCGTCTCCGTCCTCACCAGACTTGGGAGTCCGCCGTGGGCCCCGCTTATACTGGATGCCGCAGGCCGCCAGATGCGGCTCCAGCACATCCAGATAGAGATTGTTGTGGGTGGTCTCGTCACACCCCGCCACGGCACAGGGGTTCCAGTAGTGATACGCCGGGGACAGATACACCTTAGGCATTGTCATCACCATCTTCCAGCTGAGCCGTTTTCTGCTCGATATTTACTTTCAGCCGCCGAATCAGTTTCCGCAGAAACTCCGGTACCGGACCGCCAAGTGCTGCCACATT